CTCTATAGCCCCTGAACCAGCAGCTCAAACCACCGCTGGAGCTGGCAAGGGAGGCACACCCCAGCCCACCAATTTCACCGGTAGTCTGGGCACTACTCAACCCACCGCTGGAGCTGGCAAGGGAGGTACACCACCACCCACCACCACCGGAGCTGGAAAGGGAGGCACAACCCAACCCACTCAGCCTATGTACTCTGGTGGGCTAACCCGTACAAGGCGGTATAGCTAATGACCACCAGTGGCACCTTTGCATTCAACCTTGATCTGGGTGAGGTGTTAGAGGAGGCCTTTGAAAGAGCCGGTGGTGAATTGCGCTCTGGTTATGATTACAGGACTGCCAGAAGAAGCCTTAATCTGTTGATGCTTGAGTGGCAGAATCGTGGCTTGAATTTATGGACAGTTAAGAGCGCCTCTCAGACCTTGACTTCGGGTGTTGCGACATACGCCCTTAGCGCTGAAAAGCTGGATGTTGTTGAGGGGATGATCAGGACAGATGCGGGTAGCGCAAGCAGTCAAGCAGATATTTCTATGCGCAGGGTATCGGTTACCAATTATGCCAGACAGACCAACAAACTAACACAGGGCCGACCGATCCAGTATTACGTGGAAAGGACTGACACGGGTATCACTCTGAACCTGTGGCCGGTACCGGATGGTGCTACCACCTACACATTCCACTACTACTACATGGAACAGATTGAAGATGCTGGAGTGAATGCGTCAATCACTCAGGATATCCCTGTGCGTTTCTTACCGTGTTTGACAGCTGGTCTGGCTTATTACCTCGCAATGAAAATACCAGAAGCGTTCGTTAAGTTACCTTCGCTTAAACTGATCTATGAAGATCAATGGGACTTGGCGGCAAACACCCACCGAGAAAAGGCTGGGTTCTTCCTTAAACCGAGTATACCAAAATGAGTGATTTTGCAAAAGGCAGCAAGGCGTTTGGGTTTTGTGATCGTACCGGTTTCAGATACCCCCTGAAAGACCTTGTTGAACAATATGAAAACGGACAGCCCAATGGGTTGTTGGTTGGTCGTGACATGGTGGATATAGACCAAGAGCAGTTACGACTTGGTGATGTTGATGCCAGTGATCCGCAGTCGCTGAAAAACCCACGACCAGACCAGAACCTTGCAGAGCAACGTGGACTGTTTGCGTGGAACCCCGTAGGGGGTGGTGTGACGGCGTATGGAAGCTCTACTGTTGGTCTTGACATGTCAGCACCAGCTGGCAGGGTGACCGTAAGCTGATGGCTGCATTCACATTCACCACACTGAAGCAGACCATTCAGGATTATCTGGAGTCAGACGAAACCACGTTGGTTGCTGATCTACCTATCATGATCCGGCAGGCAGAAGATCGTATTCTGACCAATGCTCAGATGCCAAACTTCCGCAAGAACTCTGCTTTGGCGATGACATCTTCCAGTGAATATCTGACAATCCCATCAGACTTTCTCACCTCTTATTCTTTATCCATAGATAACACCGGCTATGAGTTTCTGCTGTTTAAAGAGGTGAACTTTATACGTGAAGCTTATCCACTTTCTACGGTGGAAGCGGCACCAAGGTATTACGCCATATACGATGACACACAGTTTATTGTGGCACCTACACCAGATGCCAATTATGCTGTTGAACTGCACTACTTCTACCGTCCTGAATCCATTACCGAAGCTGCCAGTGGAACATCTTGGCTTGGCACCAATGCAGAAGCCACTTTGCTTTATGCCTGCCTGTTGGAGGTCTACATCTTCCAGAAGGGTGATGGTGACATGATGGCCAAGTATGAAGAGCGTTATGAATCAGCCTTAGCCAAGCTGAAGTTGCTGGGTGAGGGTTTTAACAAGACTGACGCATATCGGAGTGGATGATGTCATTTTCTGGTAACGCGACATGTACATCTTTCAAGGCTGATCTGCTTGCGAGGTTTGCCACGGACACCTTCAAGATTGCGCTATACACCAGTGCAGCGTCATTGGACGCAAACACTACGGTGTATTCTGCTACCAATGAGGTAAGTGGTGCCGGTTATACCGCAGGTGGTGGTACGTTGGTTGCCGTTGCTGCTGTCACGTCAGGAACAACGGCGCTGTGTGATTTCGATGATTACACTTTTTCTGGTTTAACCGCAACCTCACGTGGTGCGCTGATATACAACACATCTGACAGTAACAAAGCGGTTTGTGTGCTTGATTTTGGCAGAGATATCGTCAGGGTTGCACAAGACCTTGTTATCACCTTCCCAACACCAGATGCGCTTAACGCAATCATAAAGATCAGATAGAGGAAATATAATGCCCAGTTCATATACAGCAGGCTTAGGACTTGAAAAGATTGCCACGGGTGAACAAACCAATACGTGGGGTACATCAGAACGTGCCAGTCTGGATCAGATTGAGCAGGCTATAAATGGTTATGCTGCGGTGGCTATTGCTGCTGCTGGGTCTACTGGATCACCAAACGAGATTGCCATCAGCGACCCCACATCATCCGCAACCAGAAGGGCTGCTGAGGATGGAAGGAATGCGCTGATTGAGTTGACCGGCACACCGGGTGCTACAACCTATGTACGCTTTACCGAAGACACCTACCCCAGATTGGTGTTTATCCAGAACAGTCTGGATGCTGCGGTTGAGCTTTTCCAAGGAACCTACAACGCAAGCCGGTTTGCTGCACTGCCCGTGGGTGACATTGGGTTGTTTTATTTTGATGGTGGTGGCACCTCTGCAGCCACTGTTACACGGGTTGAACTCTCAGCGGGTCAGCTCAGCTCAATCACATTAATCAACACCGGCACCCTTAACTGGAGGAATGCCGCTGATAACAACACCATTACCCAGACGGTTGATGCCAGTGATGACTGGTCAATCACCTTTGCTGGCACCACAGCCCTGAGGCACGACAGTTCTGTACCTGAGTGGTTGATGGAGACTCCTCTGAAGATCAAGGAGGTGGCTGCAGCGGGTACACCTACCGCAACGTATGGTCAGCTTTGGGTCAAGGACACTACCCCCAATGAGATATGGTTCACCGATGATGCGGGTACGGATTTTAATATAACGCTTGGAGGAACGGGTCTTCAGGATGTGGTTGATGATCTCACTCCAACACTAGGTGGTCCGTTGGCTGGTGCTGGGTTGGATATCACAGGTATTGGTGTTTTAACCCTTACCGAGCAGGCTGCTGCTGAGGCTTATGTTGGTGGACAGGGCCAGATTTGGGTTAAAAATACCACACCCAATCAGTTGTGGTTCACTGATGATGCGGGTAATGACGCTCAGGTTAACACTGCTACAGGTGTTATTTTGGCAGACGGAACGGTCCCGTTAACAGCAACATGGGATGTTGGAGCGCAAAACATAACAGGCATTTCAGAACTAACTGCAGCATCAATATTTGGTGACGATGACGCTGGGTTTTTTGAAATATACAGCGACACTTCGGCTGGAGTCGCTTTTAATATGTATGGAGGTAACCACGCAACCTTAGCGGGTGATCTGAATATTTTGAGTCTATCAAGCAGTAAGTTGTACTTTGATAGCTCTGCGGCAACGTGGGACTTTAAGACAAACCAGCTACTTATGGACAGTACTCTGTCCATAAAAGAACGAGCTGCGTCACTGGCTGACGTTGCGGAATATGGTCAGCTTTGGGTTAAAAATACCACACCCAATGAACTCTGGTTTACCGATGACGCTGGAACCGATATTCAGGTGGGTACTGCCGTGGGTGGTGCGTTCATGGCAGATGGAGATACACAGATCACACCCACCACCGCGATTACGTTAGATGCGGCGAGTGGAGCAGAAATAGGTCTTGACTTGTCAACAGTAATAAACCAGTCAGGCACCGCTGGTTACGATATTGATTACGCTGATGCCACCCACACCGCAACCGGCTCAGGCAATAAATACCTGTTACGCAGGGCGGTGGGTGGTTCTGACGTTTTCAGTGTTAATAGCGCGGGTTTGGTGGATATTGTTAACGTGTTAATGGCAGGTGGCATCATAGGTCCAGCGACCGGTCAAGGATCAACCTATTTGTGTGCTGGCAGCACGTTATCTCTGGGAGCAAAGATTCAGTGTTACGGTGAATCACACCCCTCTCGCGCCAACGACATTTACCTGACTGAAAACACCAACTCTCAACTTTTCTACAAGAACGCTGATGCCACTTGGAGTTTTGTAAATAACCAAGTGATCATGAACAGCACCCTGTCGATGGGTGAAAGAGCTGCGTCACTGGCTGATGTTGATGGACAGGGCCAGTTCTGGGTAAAGACCGCAACACCCAATGAACCGTGGTTCACCGATGATGCCGGTACGGACTATCCGCTGTTAAAGCCCACAGAAGCGCTCATGTACGCTATTGGAGATGAAAGTACCGCCATCACCACAACAGGTACAAAACTTACAGTAAGAATGCCCTATGCCTTCACTGTGACAGATGTTCGGGCATCATTAACAACCACCAGTTCAAGCGGCATTCCTACCTTTGATATTAATGAGGGTGGAACCACCATTCTGAGTACCAAGCTGACCGTTGATGCGGGTGAAAAGACCAGCACTACCGCAGCAGTTCCGGCAGTAGTTTCAGATGCGGCTTTGGCTGATGATGCCGAGATCACCTTTGATGTAGATGTCACTGGCACCGATGCAACCGGGGCCAAGATAACCCTTATTGGCTATAGAACATAAGCATGGGGGTTTTGGTTAATCCTTTCTGGGCTAGTGCTGCGCCTTTCGTTCCTACGGACATTGCAAACTGTATATTATGGCTGGATGCGTCTAACAGGGGCGTTACGACTAACACATGGGATGATCTGTCAGGTACGGGGAATCATTTCACCTCATCCAGTGCTGCAAAATTTCCCACGTTTTCCGGCGGGGCTGCAACATTCGATGGAACGGATGATGAGGTAGGAGGACCGGTAGGCATGATCTCCAGTGCTGCCGGGGAAATATTCCTGCGTATGAAACGATATGCCGATAATGGTGACACCGGGAACAATACCGGATGGATGGCATGGGGTACGGATTCCAATCAGGACCATTTCACCTACGGCAGCACCATATACACCCATTTTGGGAGTACAGCTAGAAAGACGGTTGGCAATCCTTCATGGGACACCAGCACGTTTTCCACAATCAATATCTGGTCAGCGGCATCTGACTGGGCATTCAACAGAAACGGCACACTGGAGTATTCCACAGCGTCCAATACTGTTAGCTGGCTTTTATCACCAAGCACGTTCCATATTGGCTGGTCGTTTTCTACTTACTATTTTCAGGGTGACATAAAATCTGTAGTTTTGTTCAACAGAAAACTGAGCGCATCTGAACGAACTGATATGGAAACATACATGTCGACAATATGACGTACCGATATTCGTAATCTACAGGAGAACAATATGTCACTTGGTTTAGTTAACATTCTGGTTGGACCTATCGCGGCTACAGGACATAAGCATGGGCGTTTTGGTTAATCCTTTCTGGGCGAGCGGATATTCTGGCACTTTACTGGATGGCCTTATATCGTGGTGGGACATGGACGAGGCTAGCGGTACGCGGGTAGACTCCCACAACGGATATAACCTCGCAGGTGGCAGTGAACCCGGAAGCACGACAGGGCATGTCAGCGCACTTGCAGCAGACTTTGATGGCACCAATGAAAACCTGACTCGTTCAGCCGATTCACTTGCCACCAATGAGGGAACTATTGCTGTATGGGTAAAACAGGATGTTGATGAAAGTGCCGTGTGGATATTGCATGTGGGTGCGGCTATTGCCGGTGAGGTGGAGATTTATACCTCCAACGCTTCAGGACAATTGAGGGCTTTCTTACGTGTCGAAAACGATGTAAGCCCCTGTCTGACTGTAACAGGACTTAAAGCCTACAACGTATGGAACTGCATCATAGGCACATGGACAAGTACGGTAGGCACGGTCTACATGAATGATGGCACCGGGACATCGTCTAGTGCCGACCCCACTTACGGTGGTATTGACACAGGCAGTACATTTACCGTGGGCGAGCGTTTTACCAGCGGCCAAAACTTTGATGGTCAGATAGGGCCAATGGCACTATGGAACAGAGTATTAACCAGCGATGAGAGAGCAGAATTTTACAATAGTGGTGCTGGTTTCCCTTATCCGGGGCCATAACTGACATGAAATTAACAAAAATCACATTCCAGCCCGGTATTCACCGAGAGGGAACTCAGCACACCACTGGCCCAAGTTATTATGACTGTGACAAGGTACGGTTCAGGGATAGTTTTCCTGAGCAGTTGGGTGGTTGGGAGAAATACACCACCACCGTTTTGTTCCCAGTTGATGCGGTGGATGTTGGTGGTGTAAACCCTGAAAACGATGGTGAGGTTACCGAGTCTTTCAGGGGTGTGTGTCGATCAATCCATGACTGGGGCACAGCAACCGGTAACAAATGGACAGGGCTTGGCACCAATCTGAAGTTTTATGTTGAAAACGGAAACTATGTAACCGACATAACACCCATCAGACTAACCACAGCCGCAGGGGATGTAACCTTCGCTGCAACCACCTCATCGTCAACGCTGACGGTAACTGAAGTGGCTCATTTGGCTGTTGCTGGGGATTATGTCCAGTATTCAGGAGCGGCCTCACTGGGCGGTTTGGTAACGGCAGATGTGTTAAACCATGAATACGTGATCGCAACCATTGTTGATGATGACAATTACACCATCATAGCGGTGTATTCCGATCAGACGGTAGTGACAGCAAACGCATCTGATACGGGTAATGGTGGTGCTTCGGTTGTGGGAAAGTACCAGATCAATACAGGCACCAATACCTACACACCCTCCATAGGGTACGGTACGGGTCCGTATGGTGCTGGGCCTTATGGAACGAGTGCGCCGGTAGCGTTTTCAGACCAGTTGCGACTCTATAGTCAGGCTGATTTCGGAGATGACCTGATTTTCTGCCCCCGAGGCGGCGGCATCTATTTCTGGGACGAAAGCGCCTACGTTATGGATTCAGGGGTAAGAGCGGTTTCTTTAGATGTTGTTGCTGGTAACAAGAGCGCACCAACCGCCGCTTACCAAGTGATGGTATCGCCGGTTGACCGGCATGTTATCTGCTTCGGCGTTAATCCCCTTTTGGAAACTGATATTGATCCATTATTGGTGCGGTGGGCAGATCAGGAGTCAGTAGCAGACTGGGCACCAACTGCCATTAACTCAGCGGGTGGTCAAGTTCTTTCATCAGGCACAACCATTGTGGGTGCCCTGAGAACCAGACAGGAAATTTTGATATTCACAGACACCTCGATCCATTCTATGCGGTTTGTTGGTAGTCCTTATGTGTATCAGTTTTCAGTGGTTGCAGAGAACAACTCCATGCTGTCACCCAATGCTGCCATCAGCGCTGGTGATGCGGTGTTCTTTATGGATGCCGATGGTTTCTATGTTTATCAGGGCGCAGTCAGGCCATTACCCTGTTCGGTTTTAAATTACGTGTTTTCAAGTATCGACAAGACCCAGCTTTACAAGGTTTTTGCTGCACATAATCCTGATAACTCAGAGGTTACATGGCATTACCCTGCTGGGGAGAATGGTGCTGAAGTAAACAGGTATGTGACCTACAATTATTCCGAGAATGTATGGTCTATTGGAACCTTCGACCGAGGATACTGGACCCATGCCCCTACAAGAACCAATCCGTTTGCTTCAAGCAATGACGTGCCTAATGTTCTGACCAACTATCTGTACATTCAGGAGTACGGTTATAACGCAGAAGGGTCAGCCATAGAGGGATACATTGAGTCTGGAGACCTGATGCTTGAAGATGGAAACCAGTATATGTTCCTGACCAGATACATCCCTGATTTTCGTGTTCGTGGTACAGCAGCAAATGCCATGTTTACGGTGGATATAAAGGGCAGGGATTTTTCACAAGACCCGTTAACTGTTTTGGCTACAAA